GTTATAAAGTTGCTTGATTGTGCTCAACATAACATTGCCCATAGACCCAGACCAGTCAAGAACAAACACGAGTCCGTGATTCTTTCCGTCAGGAACTACAGTAACTTTCTTGAACAGATCTTCATTGTATTTGTATGTGTGAAGCTTGGACATGTCAAGAACACCAGTGCGAGATGTTGTTGCACGGGCATAGTTTGATGCAGATTTTTTACACTCAAACTCTTTTACCAGATAGCTGACTTCTTTTTGAGTGTCTTTTTTAAACTTAATAAAAGCATCATCAGCGTAACTCCAGAACTCATCAATCTCCTCAAACTTACTCCAATAGTTATTAACATACTCATGAATCCCTTTATTGTCTGCAACAATCTGATCCATGTTCATCCGAGGAAGAGTCAAGTAGATAGGAACTGAATTCTCATCAGTATTGACCATGGACTGTAGATTGGATTCAAAACTTTTTACAGTATCTACCTCGTCATCAGAGTAGTTATTCTCCTGTTCATAACTAGGAATATCTAGTTGTGCAGGGTCTTTAGGATCACTATCAAGTTGTTCCCAATCACCATCATCATCTGTAGATTCTTGCTGCTCATTATCTTTCTCATCTACAGTCTCCTGGTTACCCGGTCCAGTAGTTTGTGGAGGGATAGGGGCAGAGACCTGTTGAGGTTCACTAGAACGCTTCAGAAAACTGCTGAGAGCTTTAGCAGCATCCAGTGCATCATCGAAGGTCTCTGCTCCTGCAACTAGATCTACGATCTCCATTTCTTTTGGAGTAAATTTAATACTCAGATAAGAACCAATCTTGAAATACAAGTTGATACGATCAGGAAAAGAATACTCATTAGGATCCTCTTCACCAATTTCAAAAAAGTCTTTATCGTTGAGTGTGTTGTATCCACGATAGAAAGTCTTGTTAAGACCACCATACCGACGCTTCATCAGTTTTTCAATTCGAGCGTCTTCAGTGATGTTCACAAAACTTTTTGGGACATCTGACCATCTCGAATCTTTGTTCCATTCGCGGTCGTCTGTGTATAAAGCGTGTCCAACTTCGTGAGCTACCAGCAGATCATAGACATCTTCGGAGTTAGTGTTCCAGATGGGGAGGGTCAGTACCCTGCGAACCACATCAAACTGTGCTGTCTCCACATTGCGGTGTTCTACGATTAAGTTCTCGGTAGCGAGAAGTTTAGCAAGCTTTCCTTTGATTTCTTGAAGCATCAGTAGTTTGCTGTATGTGCATATTATAAAACCCCCGATGGTGATCGAGGGTCTAGTGTGGACACTTTATAAACTGTCTACTATCCACTAACAGAAGTTTTTTCACTCATGTAAGAGAATCCAGCTTTCTTATTAAACTCTATTACATGGTTAAACTTGTCAAGCATGTCGCTCTTGTGGGAAATAACAAAAGTATTTGAATCTTTGATTACAAATCTAATAATCTTACCAAACTCTTCAGTACCCACAGTATCTAAAGAACTATCAAACACTTCATCCAAGATAAGCAGATTTGTATTTGCCGAGTTCTTAAACCTAGCAACTTCTCTCCAAGCGAAGAGAAGAGCTAAGTCGATTCTCATTTTTTCTCCTTCCGAAAACGACGAGTACGAGAACTTATCTTGAATCGGATTTTTAACAGTCTCCACAAATTCTTCATCGAGTTGCAGGTTGATGTAAAAGTCCATCATCTGCAGGTATCGATTAACTTGCTGATTAATAAAAGGTAAGTATTTTTTAATAATCTTTGTCTTAACGCCTCCGTCTTTCAGGAGAGAGTATGCAAAGTCTCTGTATTTTACTTCCTCTTTTTTATCTGCTAGTTGTTCAAAGATTTTTTGAAGATCTTCCCTAAACCCTTCTAATTTCTCGTGTTCAGAATTTCTGTTTGATAGCTGATTGGTAAAAGTTTGAATTTCGTGTTGTAGATCTCTCGCCTGCTTCTGATGTCCAGAAATTCGTAAATTGTTTTGAGAAATGCCATGCGTGAGTTTAGTAATCTCCTGAGTTGTTGTTTTTAAAAGACGCTCTTTTTCTTCTTGTAATAATATCGACTCCTCCAGTTTTTGATAACCTTCTCTGAGTTCCTTTGCTTTAGATTGAGCGTCTTCAATTTTATTTAGTCTGAAGTCTTCGTCAATCGACTGGGTGCAAGTGGGGCATACCGTATTCTGTGAGAAAAATTTATGTTCCTTTGTAATGGTAGATACTTTCTGAGAGATTTTACCTTTTAAGTTACCAAGTTCTCTAAGAGTTTTTGATGATCCTTCATAGTTTTTTAATTCTTCCTGGCACCCATTCACCTTCTCATCAAGAGAACTATTTTCCTTAAGAAGTTTATCAATTTCAAGATCAAGAGTATTAATAGAACCTTTATTCTTCTCTATAGTAGTCTTATGTCTATTTTCTAACTCCTCAATAAAACCTTCTTGCATCTTTACCTTTTCTTTTACAGTATCTTTCTTAAAGGTAAGATTTTTAATATTATCTTTTAGTTGTCGTATTTCCTCTTTGACAAGATTGTTCATAGCAGAAAAGATGCGAATGTCCAATAGGTCTTCAATCACCTCTCTACGGTGAGCCTGGGACAGTTGCATGAAGGGTATGAAGTTACTGCTACCTAAGATAACAATTTGAGTAAAAGATTTATAATTTAATTTGAGAATTTGTTCTTCTAAAATTTTCTGGTTAGCTCTATCATCTGCTTCTTTATTTCTCATCTCGCCATTGATTTCGATATCAAACACATTAGGTTTGATACCTCTCCTAACAAGATAGTTTCTACTGTTAGCAGTAAACTTTATTTCTACAAGACAACCTTTCTCATTAGTCATGTTGACCAACTGAGGTTTATTAATCTTTCTGTATGGTTTATTGAATAGCACAAAGCACAGGGCATCGAGCATAGTCGATTTCCCTGCACCATTAGTACCGATGACAAGAGTTGTAGAGGACTTGTTTAGACTAATCTCTGTCCATTGATCACCTGTAGATAAAAAGTTTTTCCAACGAACGCTTTCAAATGTTATCATCTTTAGATGGAGGAATCACGATATCATCAGGCATAATGATAGTGTACTTATAATTGTACATCTCACAAGCCTTTATAGCGAGGTCTTCTTCGACCTCAAGAGTGTTCATTTTGGTGCCATGCTCATCTTCTAATTGTAGAGCATACCTAAGTGCGTCATCCTTATCCGAGAACATGAATAAAACCTTTTCTCCATTACGATCTTTGACCGCATATGCACCTTCGGTTTTTTTATTTTCTTCTGTTAAAAGAAACATTACTCAAATTCGCAAGCTTTAGAGTAGAGGGAACCAAATATGTTTTTAACCTTGGATTTGTCAAGATCTACTTCAGATTCTTCAATGTATCTATGTAGAATTGATACAGTATTCTCTTCTTCTGTAACTTCAAAATCTTCAGAGTGAACCCAACCATTGTTGTAATCAAAGTTTTCTACAATCTTGAGTTCTTCAACTCCAGATGAGTAGAGTTTATCGATAAACTTTTCAAAGTCTTTTGGTTTGGATTTTTTCTTTACGATTACTTTTACGATTTTGCCACCATATTCAGATGCATTGAAGAGTTGATGTGGCGTGTCTTCGTAATAGACATTATAGAACATTTTATATGGATTATCAACATTTGTCAACTCATATGTTTCTGGGTCGAACAAATGAAACCCTCTAGTATCATTAACATCGTTCCAATACATCTCATAAGGATTGCCAAGATAAAAAATCTTTCCATCATCACTACGAGTATGATAGTGACCACTAAAGACTCTATCAAACTTGGATAAGACCTCTGCATCATATCCACGATCCTGAGTGAATCCACGATAAGCTGCAAACCCGTTAAGTTCTAAATGACCAACAGCAAGTTTTGCCTTACTCTTATTGATTAGTTTCATAGTCTGTTCTTCATTCTCTTTGTTAATCCAAGAGATAAAGGCAAACTTTGTTCCACCAATTACATGTTCTGCATAATCAGTGATAGGGATAATATTATCGTACTCTCGTAAGAGTAGATCAATTGTGTTAATGCCGTTATTATTTTTGTAGTAGGCAGTATGATTGCCCACAACAGTATACACAGTGATTCCCATATCACGGAGACGATCGTAGTAATTCTCCTTAGCCCATTTAAGAGACCAGAAGTCAATGCTCCTACGATTGTCAAAAGTGTCCCCCATATCGATAAGAGTTGTGATACCCTCAGCAGAAAGTGTAGGAAAAAAGATGTCGTTATAGAATTTAAGAAAGTAATCATGAAATAAAATACTTCCTTTTCTCATACCAAAATGTTGGTCAGTTATAATTCCTATTTTCATTATCTGTCATCGAGATGTTCTATAGTGAATATTATCCTTCATAGTATTATAATCACTAGTTTTTCCGTTGGCACCATCTTCAACAACCATGACCTGATCATATCCAGTTTTTTCAATGATCTTGGTTTTAATCTCTAATTGCTTTTTCTCCTTCTGAATCCTACGAAGGAAAGCATAGTATATGATTTGAGTAAAGTAAGCAAAAGGATTAGAAGACTTTTCTGGATTAAAGTTGTGTATATATTGTACGCAGTTCTCAATTCCATCGCCAATCATATCCTCACGGAACATGTAGTTGACAAAGTTTGGTTTGTACGATAAGTGCGTAGCAATCTTCAGAAAACAATCTCCGAGGTAATTGCTGATGAGAGGAGGAGGATCACCACTTTCTTTCGCTCTAGCCACACTAGCACGATAGCGAACCATTGCATCTAGTAACTCTTTGTTATTGACATAATGGTCAGATCTCTTCTTAGGCATATCGTGTTAAGTTCTTGTATACATTATAGCACAGCTTGACAACTTAGCAAACCTTGTGTAGAATAACTCTGTCGGAGTTCAGAAGATTGTAGCTATAAGAGCTCTATTATTTAAATATGGGTAGCAATTCCTGCATTAGAATCAGATTCTATAGCAAAACATTGTTCTAGTTTTTCTTTTGCGTCGTCAACATTTCCTAAGTAACCCATTGTTTTTGTGGGTCTTACTTTTCTACTGCCTCTGGAAGTTCCTTTG